AGAAAGAAGTAATCGAAATTAGAGAGCAAGAGAATGGATATGTTTCTGTATTGCTAGACATGTATCCTAAAAAAGAGGGAGGTTTGCTATCACATATGAATCAGAGTTGGCATGGATTGGGGTTGCTTAAATATGAAATACTAGAAACTAACAATCAATAAACGGATATGTGGACAACTCAAAAGACATTAACAAATAACGTAATATAATAGAGATATGAAAAAAATAACAATAAATAACGAAGTGTATGTATTAGAAAAAGATGTAGCAGTAGAACTTAAAAAGAAGAATATTAAACCATCTAAAAAACAGATTGTAATATTAAACAGAGGTTGGGTGGTTGTAGGTAATTTCTATGAGAAAGGCGACGAATGTACTCTCACAGATGCAAGTGTTATACGAGTATGGGGAACTACTAAAGGACTTGGAGAACTCGCGGAAAATGGACCTCTTACAAATACGAAATTAGACCCTACACCAAATGTTCACTTTAATAAATTAACTATGGTCGCACGAATCGACGTTAATGAAGAAAAATGGAAATAATATGCAAACAACTTTTATCAATGAAGGAAATCAAACGATAGGGTTGCAACACGGCTACGGCTACGGCGACGGCTACGTCAACGGCGACGGTAACGGCGACGGCTACGTCAACGGCTACGGCAACGGCGACGGCGACGGCTACGTCAACGGCTACGGCTACGGCGACGGCTACGGCGACGTCAACGGCTACGGCTACGGCGACGGCTACGGCGACGGCTACGGCAACGGCGACGGCGACGGCTACGTCAACGGCTACGGCTACGGCGACGGTATTGGATATTAGAAGCTATTGAGAAATAAATATGAATGAATATCACATATCAGAATGTTGTAAGGCAGACTTGTTTTTTAAGGGAGCAGGAAAAGGATTTTGGTGTTCTAAATGTAAAAGAGAAATAACTAGAACCATTGTAGCTTTTACTAAAAAGGAAATAAAACTATTAAAAGAATTAAGAGATAAAAATAATCCATATTATATGAAAGAATCAACATCAATAATAGTACTTCTATTTTTAACTCTGGTGATAGGTCAATGGATATATTTGAATGGTGCTACAGACTATGGATTTCCATTAGGACTAGGATTATCAATAGCTTATTTAATAGGAAAATATACAAAATAAAATGACAAACAAAGAAGAGTTGAAAAAACAATATGAAGAATTTGCAAGTAACCCAACTATTTATGATGTATGGACAGCCTATACAACAGATGCCGTTTCAGACTGGTGGCTCTCCAAACTCGAACAAATCCGTAAGGAAGATGTGGAGAGGGTGGTGGAAATAGTAACTGACTTAAAAAGAAGTGGTGCAGAGTTGATAACGACTCCATTAGGTTTTGACGCTTGGAAGCGAGACAATTACTTCCACAATTTAGCATTAGATGAAATATTATCAATAATAAAACAAGCACATGGCACAAACTAAAACAAACAAACCAGATATTATGCAGTCTTTTGACAAGTACATAGACCGAGAATACTACAAGATAGTCAAGGGATTCTTTACTACATCAGATGTAAAAGTCAGAGCTGATAGAATCAAAGAGTGGAAAGAGTGGAGAATCGAGTGTGATACGTTACCCGATAAGGTAATTATAAACGGAGAGGAATATAAGCTGATAAAACAAGATGAACCACACAAACACGTTTCAGACGGATTAGTATATACAAGTATTCCGCCTAAAAGTAGATGTATAGAGTGTAGCGAATTTTACAGATAAACAAGATGAAAACTAAAGAACTAACAAAACTACAAATAATAGAAATTAGGAGAGAACTAGAAGATAGAGTTATGGAGCTAGTGGATAGGTATGAGGAGAAAAATGGTGTGAGTGTGAACTATAACTTTACTGTTGAAGGTGTTAAACAATTTGACAAAACCATTAAAAAGAGGTAATATACTATAACTATGAATACACTAATTTCAATATATGTTTTCTTTATAAGTTTGTTTGTGGCTCAACCAGTACAGGAAACTCCTGTTATCATCGAAGCGACATCAACCCCTACAATAGTTTTAGAGGTGGAAAAGCCTAAAGAGGTACAAAGTATCAAAGTTCTAGTAAAAACGCCTGTAAAGCCTGTTTTGGAACAAACAGAGCCTGTTATAAACCCAAAAACTATCGAACTAATTGAGATTAAACAAACTCCTATAATTGTAGAATCATCTGGTACTACTGGCACTACTCAAACACCACAGAAAATGGTACACTATGAAGTAGTTTATCAAGCACCAACAACAGCAACGCTAAAAATGGAAACAACATACGAAGTTACAATAGGAAGCCAATCATGCGAAGTAGTAAAAGACGCTGGAAATGAGAATTATGCTTTTTTCACAATGAATATCAGCGACTCAATCCGAAAGCAAGGAAACTACTTTGAAATTAAAGGAACTGTAACAAAAGACGGAGAATATGTAACAGACCTAGGTTTTTCACATACATTCACAAGTAACACACAGCAAGTACTACGGCTAGAAGCATTTAAGAGAGAGGGAACATTCACATATACAATGTTAGCTAAAAACCAGAATGGTGATACGTTGTTTACAGGTAACGGAACACTTGAACTAGTAGGTTGTAATTAGACATAGAAGATAAATAGTTATATAATGTTTGGTATATGAGCGTGACCAATCCTAACGGAGCTAACGGAACAACATCAGACCCAAGAGAGCAAGTATGCTGGGATTATTATGTAGATTCTATAACTAGAGGACAAGTAAATGCTTACGAATCTGCTATAAAAGCAGGATACGAAGAAGCTACTGCAAAACAAATAACTGTTCGCAGATGGTTCATAGAGAGATTAGAAAACCTAGAAAGGTTAGAACTACTATCTTTAGCAGAGAAAACTTTAATGAAAACTCTAAAGTATAAGACTATGGAGATTGACGAAAATGGTAATGAAAAGATAAAGACTGATTTACTTAGAATACAAAATGATGCTAGTAAACACATCACAAGTACTCTAGGTAAAGAAAAAGGGTATTCAAATAGAACAGAGGTAACAGGTAAGAATGGAGGTGCAGTTATGTTTATGCCAACAGAAGTTATTGAAAAGATAAATGATAATCCTACACAATAAGCAATCGGAAGCTATTAAGTCTAATAAAAGATATAAGCTACTTAACTGGGGAAGACGTTCGGGCAAAACTTCACTAATAGCCTATGAGGCACTTATAGACCTATACAACAATGATAAAGCTCTTGTATCTTACTATGCACCAACTACTACAGACGCTAGAGATATTGCGTGGGAGATATTCAAAGAAACACTAGATAAACTCATTATAAAAACTAACGAGGTATTGTTAGAGATTAAAGTACGTAATAAGTTTGGAGGCGAATCAACACTAAGACTTGCAGGGTGGGAAGCGGTAAAGAATAGAGATAAAGGTAGAGGTGTAGAAAACACGCTTGTTATTCTTGACGAGGTTGCTTTTTATCCTGAGTTCAAAGAAAAGTTTGAGAAAGTAATTGAACCAACACTACTTACTTCAAAGGGTAGACTAATTCTCACATCAACACCTAATGGATTTAATCACTTCTACGATAAATACAACGAGGCATTAAATAATGATATGTGGTTTGTTAGTCATGCTACATCATATGATAATCCGAAGAACGACCCAGAAGAACTAGCAAGACTTAGAAAAGAAAAAGACCAAGACGTATTTGCACAAGAGTATTTAGCTGATTTTAGAAAGATTCAAGGACTCGTATATAAAGATTTTGATAGAGAACGGCACACATACGACCCTGACACAGCCAAGATAAATAAAGTGAATGAAATTGCAGGTATTGACTGGGGATATACTAATCCTCTAGTTATGTTGCGTATTTATGTAGATAATGACAATAACTTTTTTATACACGATGAATATTATCGAACAGAAAAGACTACAGAGGAAGCTATCGAATTTCTAGGCACTTGGAAGCCTACATGTGTATATCCAGACCCAGCAGAGCCAGATAGAAACGCCATGGTGGCTAAAGCAGGTTACTACGTCAAAGACGTAAACAAAGATATAAAGTCAGGAATAGATAAAGTAATATCACTATTCAGAAACAATAAGATTTTTATAAGTAAAGCGTGTACAAATTTAATAAATGAACTTGAATCATACCGTTACGATGAAAAACTTTCTAAAGAAATCCCAGTAAAAGAAAACGACCATGCTATGGACGCATTGAGATATGCACTTTTTATGCACACAGGCTCAATACCAGTTGCAAGAAATCAAAGAATCAATACTCCAAAAGTTGCAAACAAAGCATTATAATTGCTTGAATTAAAAAACAATAGTATAATTATATTTATATGGCAAAGAAAAAAACTGATGTCGTGACAAAACAAGAAGTTAAGCCAAAAGCTCAAGCACTTGATTATAAAGTAAAGGTAGAATTGTCAGGTGAAGTATTTGAAGAAGAAACAAATGATATTACAGAGTATATTTTTACTCTAAAGCCTAAGAAGATTTGTACTAAAACTATTATTACTGTCACAAAAGGAGATAGAACTTTCACAAAAGTATTAAATGTATTCCAAGCTAGACGGCTATTTAATAACAGACTCACTACTTTTTTACTAGAGCGACAGGCAAAAACTAAAGTACAATAAGCATGGCAAAAGATATATTTGATTATGTAACCGAACAGGAGGCTTTGTATAAAACACAGCGTGTGCCTATTGCAGACGGCTATGAATGGAATATGTACGAACATATCCGAAAAAGTGTATTGTATAAAAACTCAAAGTATACGACTGGTGCTGATGACGGAACACGACCATATAAGAATATTATCTTACCTATTGCTAAACTTGCTTACCGAGCAGAGGGATTTGACGTTAAAGATATTGAACTATTCATAGATGATAAAGATGAATATTATAAGTCATTTATTGCTCGAAAATACCATGATAATTGGGCGTTAGATAAACATATTGATTCATTTATTGATACCATTGTTACTACATCTTTTGACTTTGGAGGTACTCTAGTAAAAAAGACACGAGATACTGTTGAAGTAGTACCACTTGAGAGTATTGCATTTTGCGACCAGACTAATATTATGGCTGGTTCTATTGGTATCAAGCATTCTTACTCAATCGAGGAAATGCAGGAGATGAAAGGTATTTGGAGTAAAGAAGTTATAGAAGAAGCTATTGAGTACAGTACAAGTGAGACAGTTGCTTATGGTAATTCAACAAAAAGACAAACTACAAGTAAAAACACACCAGTATACGAAGTGCATGGAATGTTTCCTAATAGTTGGTATGATGACCAAGACGCAGAAGTATATGATGAAGCAGAAGTATACTCACGCCAAGTTCACTTGATTACTTTCGTTAAAGACTCAAACAACAATAAGAAAGGTATAACCCTATTTAAAGGCAAACTAAAAGAATCCCCATTTAAGTTCATGGGTAGAGGTGGTGAAGCTGAAAGAATATTCGGTAGAGCTTTGAATCGTGGGGGTATTGAAGAACTATTTGACCCTCAAGTATGGGTAAATTACTCTGCTATTCAGTTAAAAGAAATGCTTGATACAGCGTCTTTGATGATTTTACAGACGACTGATGCTTCTGTTGGGACAAAGAACGTAGTCAAAGAACTTTCACAAGGTGAAATAGTGGTAACAGCTCCAAACACATCACTCACACAGGTAAACTATCAGCCTATCAATGAGGCTAGTTTTACTAATAGTATTAACTCTTGGGAAAATCACGCAAGAATGATTGGTTCGGCTAGTGAAGCCTCTCTAGCAGTTACACCGACATCAGGGACACCATTTGCACTAGAACAGCTCAAGACAGCTAATGGACTTGCTGAACATGAATATCAGAGAGGTATTATTGCTGAATTCGTAGGTGAAATATATCGAGACTGGGTTATTGAAATCATGGCAAAAGATATGGTTAAAGGCAAAACATGGCTTGAAGAATTATCATTGTCAGAATTGATTAAAATTGCTGATAACGTAGTAGAAAATGAGTTTATAAATACTCTAAAGTCTAAATTGTTGAATGAGGGGGTTACATTTACGCAAGAAGAAGCTGACCAGTACAAAGCGATTGCAAAAGATACATTCAAAAAGAGTAATAAAAAGTTTATTGAGTTGCTCAACAATGAAATCAAAGGGCTTCCAATGAGTATTAAAATCAACGTAGCAGGTAAACAAAAATATCAGTCTGATATGGTAAATAAAATGGGTAATGTATTTAAAACTGTACTTGCTAATCCCTCTATACTACAGAATCCACAAATGGCTAATCTATTTAACCAGATTATCGAGGCTTCTGGTATGTCTCCTATCGACTTTGATACAATGCCAACTAAGCCAACACCTGAACAGGTATTAGAAACATCAACGGAGACAGCACCTGTTGAACAGGCTTAACAAATAATATAAATATATGGAAAAAATCATAGAAGATACAAATCTAAATAAAAAGGAAGTGGAAATGTTACAGAAATTTGCTACTAATACTGAACTTGTAGAAGTAGTACGAAAAGTGTTACTTGATGCAATTTATAGTCAAGGAGTTACTACTACTGGTAAACAATTTGACCCTCGAAGAAACTGGGCTTTGTCTCTAGTTTGGGAGCGTACAGCACCAAGTGGAGATGTAGTACCTGAACTATCTGATGAAGCTATTGGCTCAAAGCTACGAGCAATATCAGAGGGTCTACGATTTACGGAATCAGCGATTGATAATATTAAAAAGTTCAAAGTAGAGACTAAAAAATTACAAGCAGAAAAAGTTAATAAAGCAGTTTAATGAATAAATATAGAAATCTTACAGCATCAGCATTAGTAAAGAACGCTCCAGGTGTTTTAAAGGGAATGTATGTGTCATTTAACGTAGGATTGTATGCAACAATTGCAAACACTCTTGACGTTACTTTGCACTATGAATAGTGAGTGTGGTATAATATTATTATAAAATTAAAAATAAATAAATGACATCAGAACAAACATTAGGTGAACAGATTGGAGTAGGTATGCTCGTGACAAAAGTGATACGGCTCACAAGTGCAGAAATCAAGGCACTTCGAGCTACACCAAAAACACTCGTACACGGAATTGCAGGAAAGACAATTCAGCTAGTGAGTGCGACTTTACTCATGGATTACGGAGGAACTAACGCCTTTACGGAGACAGCAGATAACCTAGCTATCCGTTATACAGACGGCTCAGGTGTAATTGTTTCTCAGGCTATCGAGACTACTGGTTTTATTGACCAGACAGCAGATACAGTAACTAACGCTCTACCAAAAATTGATGCAATTGTTACTGTTGCAGGTTCTAAAGGCAAAGCACTTGTGCTTCATAACACAGGTGATGGAGAAATTGCAGGAAATGCAGGAAACAACAACACAATGGAGGTTGCAGTTTCATACATAGTAAACGAACTAAATTAAATCGTTTGGTTATCGCTAATCCTTAAAGTGAATTATATAAAAGAGTTCTCAATTAGATAAATTGAATAACAAAAAATCTTATCATTTATGAATGAAAATGAAACAAACGAAGTAGAAGAAATTGATTTAGAACTTGAAGAAGGTACTGTTGAGGAAACAGAAACTAAACCAAAGGAAACGCCTGAAGCTCGAATTGCTAGACTTGAAAGACAACTTTCACAAGCTAAAAAGAAAGCTGGTGTAGAAACTGAAACTAAAAAAGAAAAATCCTCAAAAGAAGAAGGTCTTGACCGAATCGACAGAGCAGTATTACGAGCTGAAAAGATTATTTCAGCAGATGAACTAGAACTCGTTGAATCTATTAAGAGAGAAACAGGAAAAGATGTAGAGTTTATACTAGAAAGTAGATATTTCCAATCAGAGCTTAAAGCTCTCCGAGAGGAAAAAACATCGCAAGATGCTATGCCTAGTAAAGCAAAGAGAAGTTCTCAATCTAGCACATCATCAGTAGAGTATTGGTTAGCTAAAGGCGAAATGCCACCAGCATCAGAGCCAAAACTCCGAACTGAATATGTAAACGCTAGAATCAACAAAGAGAAGTCTGTATCACAATTTTCTTCAACTCCAGTAATAGGATAGTAAGTCTTGCCCTTTAAATAGTCGTGACGCTTAACAGCTTACTATTTAAAAAACAATGGCAATAATTTATAAGGAGGAATGGGCAGTAAAGACACAGGAGCGATTGTCAGAAATGACAAAGTGGAAAGATTTCATGAAAGTAGATGTTACTAACACTCGAACTCTCCACAATCCATATCGAACAGACGCAACAGTAAACACTCTTACACCTTACAGTGCATATACACCAGAACAGGTTGCACTTACAGATGAAACAGTATCTATTGACGCTCCTTTCGTAATCGCAGAAATAATCGACCGAGCAGACCTTGCACAGTCAGGTTACCTACGACAGATGGAACTCGCAGACAATCAGGGTGTTCAGATGAATGAAAAGATTGAATCTTACATTTACTCACAGCACGCACAGTTTACGGACTTTGACAATGCATCTATTGGTGGTTCAGCTGGAAACATTACAGTTTCTAGTTCAAACATCGATGATATTATCCGAGGTATTAAGCGTGAGATTTCAGAAGCTAAGGGTGATACTCTTGCTGAACGAAATGGTATCTTCATCGTATGGCGACCAGCTGACTTTGAACTACTTGAAGCGTTTATGCAGGCAAATGGATTTTCTACAGCCGACACAGCTCTTAAAGGAGGTGCGAAAGGTGGTATGGAATACATGGGCGTTACACACTACAAGTCAAACTTGCTTACAGCAGGTCACTTGTTCGCTGGTGTAAAGAAAGTTGCACACCTTGGTATTCTTAAAGATACTTACGGACAAATCGTAGTAAACGAAACAGACCCTGGAAACGTTTCAGGTATCTCAATTGTTTCTCGACTTGACCTCAAAGTTAAGGCTTGGTTTAAGACAAAGCCAGTTCTCTTTGATGTACTTGTAGCGTAATACAAACACAATCCTTTGCGGGATTGTGAGGGGGTTATCGTCACGACAGCCTCCTCATAACTCCACAAATAAATGTCATTAACATTCACACAAACAATATCACTTATAGATGCAGAGCTAGGTACAAACAGTACTAGTTATCCTATTGCAACTAAAGTACTCGACATTAACGTAGCACTTGATGATGCTATTGATATTGCGATTAAAGAATGTGGTACAGGTCAATTTGACGACACTAACCACACATCAAACTATCCTATAATCACAACTGATTTAAACAGTGGGCAAAGAGATGTATCTTATACAGCAGACGGCTCAGGTAATCTTGTACTTGATATTTACAAAGTGTTAGTAATGAATCCAAGTGGCGTATATGTGGAAATCCCACAGGTAGACGTGCAATCAGAGTTCAATACGCAATCATTTACAGACGGAAGAAATCAGACAGGTACGCCTACGAGTTACGATAGAACAGGCAACGGAATTATATTTGATGTAATACCAGATTATAGTCAAACAGACGGAGTAAAGATGTATATAAATCGTGAGGGTTCATACTTCACAGTTTCAGATACTACAAAGAAGTGTGGACTTGACGGAAGACTACACGAATATCTTGTTGTATCTCCAGCCTATAAACAAGCATGTAGAAAAGGAATGGATTTCAAAGCCGAATTACTCCGAAGAAAAGTAGAGCTAGAGAATAAGATAAAAGAAGTCTACGCTCGAAAGGATAGGGGTGTACGGAAAATATTAACAAGTAAAAGTAATAACATTCAATTTATATAAAATGATAAAAGAAACACTTAAACAATTAAAAGGTACATACGATTTTACAATTACTGATGTAAACGGAAAGGTTCGTGATTCATGGTCAGTAGAAAACTTAGTTACTAACGCAGGATTTGCACAGTTGGCACTACTCGCAGGTGATGCAAGTGCTACACCATTTACATATTTAGCAGTAGGTACATCTACAACAGCCCCAGCCGTTACAGATACAACACTTACAGCCGAGATTGTTGATACAGGACTTGCACGAGTAGCAGGTACAGTCTCACGGGTAACAACAACAGTAACAAACGATACTTACCGAGTTACAACTACATGGACTGCAACAGGCTCAAAGACTATTGAGGAAGTAGGAGTATTCAACGCAAGTTCAGCTGGAACTATGCTATCTCACGCTCTTACTACTTCAAAAGCAGTAACAAACGGAGAAACACTAACTGGAACTTACAGTTTGAAGTTCGCTTAAACTAAAAATGGCATTATCAGACAACTTACTTTCATACTATAAGTTAGATGAATCATCAGGTAACGCATCTGATAGTGTTGGAAGTAACACCTTAACCAACGTAGGAACTGCTACTTATTCTTCTGCGAAGATAAACAACGGAGTAGACCTTAACGGTTCTAGCCAATATCTAAATGGAGGAAATGTATTAAACTTAACTACTGGGGCGTGGACTTTTTCAGCGTGGATTAAAGTCACCACGACAGGGTCATATGAATTTATTGGAGGTCGTTCGGAATCAGGTTTTTCGAGTGATTGGTATATGCGAGTAACCAACACTAATAAAGCAGAAATAGAGTTTAGAAATGGTGCATCAGCAGACCTAGTGATAGGAGCGGTCACAGTAGCCGACAACACATGGCATCACATTGTAGGACTCCGAAACGGTACAAATGTACTGCTATATGTAGACGGTTCTGCAGACGGTTCTGCAACTGATAATAATTATAATTGCAGTAACTCTTTAGATTTTCACTTAGGTGCTGATAGTGCAGGAGCATTAAACTTTAAATTCAACGGTCAGATAGATGAAGTAGGAATTTGGAATAGAGCTTTGTCGAGTACAGAGATAACAGAACTCTATAATGCAGGTGCAGGTAAACAATATCCTTTTGCAACGGCAATGACTTTCGCAATATCCGAGACTCTCGCACTCACAGAATCAATATCAAATCTCCGTACTCGTCTATTCTCGACATCGGAGACAATAGCACTTACAGAGACTATATCAGTGTTAAAGGGTATAGCATTTAATATTGCAGAAGCACTAGGACTTGTAGAAACATTCACATCAACTAGAACTAGATT